TAGCAAGAATAGTAGACCCTACAGAGCATACTTTTCTCAGCTCTGTGATCCCATCACCGTTAAAATCTGTTTTAAGATAAGACTCATGTAGCCAGAAGGTGCGAAGCCCCTCCTCTCCATAGGTGGCGTCACCCCAGCCTTCCCAGTAACTGGCTGATTTATCAAAGGCATAGCGTTCCAGGCGTTCTCCACTGAAGTCCATCATGTCCTCAGATGCACCCCGAAGGTCTTCCAGATCTATATCTTTATCAGGCCACATCTCCCTTAGCTCGGAAAGGGTTTTCAAAACACGATGACAAACAAACCTCGCGTCCTTTATTGACTTTGCTTCCCTTGAGATAAGGAACTCAGAAGGCGGTACATTCTCTACCCTTACTCTTCCATCGTAGTTCTTACGTTTTATAACAACGTCATGGTAAGGAGGTTGCCCCTCTTCCTGTACCTGAGTGTGTTCGATAACCTCTACACCTTCATCAGACAGGAGAACCGTAAGAGACATCTCGTCTAGGTTCCTGTACTCTTCCCTCTCTTCCTCCTCGTATTCCTCCCACCAGACCTTTACAATCCCGTTTTTAGATAAAAGGGCATCCGTGAACCAGGAGTAAAGTATCTCCCAACCCGGATTGTCTTTTGTAAAAACGTAATTAACGTAATCTGTAGCCTGTTTAGCCATCTGTACGTCTTCCGGGCCGTGGGGAGTAAATTTCACCATCTCATCCCCGGATGCAAATACACGCATGAGGGATGGTTTTATCCACTCAATCGTATCCTGTACTGTAGAATCTACATATTGGCTACGACCCTCTATCTCGTTGCCAAAGGGAAGGCCGTAGTAATACGACATAGCCTGCTCCCTTTGCTGAGATATGGTGTCACCCATATAACCAAGAGATTCGGTTATTTCACCCCGAATTCTTGTCATTAGTTCTTCTTCAGTGATTTTTTCTTTAGCCATTAAACGATTCCATAGTTACCATAAACAACGTCCTTTGTCCATGCGGGGTCTTCACCTGCTACGGCAAAGCGTTGTGATTGGAAGGCATAACGAGTTGCACTCATAAGATCATCTCTTATAGGAACTACCTTTCCATCTTTCCTGTGATACATCCTGAACTCTTCAAACCAAGTAGAGAGGGGCGAGAAAACCTTAAATTTTCCAGACTCCACCGACTGTAGCATTGCCATAAGCCCCTCCTCTACAGAGTTAGAGCCTTTGTTAGACCCCAAAGCGGGGGGATTGGTAAAGTGTTCCAGTAAAAAGTTACAGCCTAAATTCCTGTATTGGTCGGCAAGACCCGGATTCCCCATGCTATCCCGGCGATTTCCGTCATGCGGGTAGGCTATAGGAATAAAATGCGGCCTAGTTTTTATAGTCTGGGCGTGAATAGCCGGGCTGGCCTTTGATTCTCTGTAACAGTCGTATATGTAAAATGTGTCTGTGTCTCGGTCCACCGCGCACCAGACTACAGCGGTTGGATGATCCCACCCAAAATCTATAGCGGCTATACGGGGCCAGTGATCTTCAATCTTTATTGGTTCGGTGATAACCTCGTCTTCACTTATGGGGAACACAAGGCCAGAGCCAATAGAGGGCCTGCCATAACGCCTCATTTCCCTCTCATGTGGCGAGTAGGCCGAGAGTATCTGGGTCATCACGGACTCTGAGAGGTGGCCTCTTTCCCCCTGCATAGAGAGAATTCTCTCCGAGGCATCGTCCCAAGTCGCGTTAGTCAGGGACTGACCGCTCTGCAAACGGTTCATAAAGGACGCAACAGTTTCCGTCATGCCCTGTTCTGGGGTAAAAGTCATGTAAACCATGCCTTTCCTGTCCAGTGTCCTCGTCACCGCTTGGCTGTACAGCTCTCTTGACGGTTCTTCATCGAGCCAAATACAGTCCACAGAGCGACCTTGCCACTTCTCCTGGCCCATTTCATAGGCTTTAAAGAATAAAGAAGAGTTCCCACCGCTAACGTGCTTGATTAGAGCGACCGATTTGGCGTTAGGTACTCCAGGCTTCCTCTCGGTCTTTATTATTAGTTTTTTCGGTATTGCACCGGAACCGAAAGACTCTGGATCATCGGGGGAACCCAATAACTCATGTTGGACGATATCTCGCGTAGTCTCATTAGAGATGCCACCTGCCCAAGCAGTAATAGGCTGAGGGTACCTACGTCCATTCCACCACTTGGGATATAGCCCAGTAACGTGGTAAGCAAGCTCGGCAGCACCGCAATAGGACTTCCCTATACGGTTAGCAGCCATCAGAAGCCTCTGGTTTGCCTCTGAGCCTGTCTTATGGAAGTTTAGCTGGTAGGGGTAGGGGTCGTAGAAGTCGAGCTTGTTAAAGCGCTCTCGCTGTCTTAGCTCCCTGGCAATCTCTACCGCTTTCTCTAGCTCTATCCTTGAATGGCCCATCTGTATATCTTTGGTCAGATACCTCAACTCCGCTTGCTGTTCTTTTTAGCCAGATAAGCCTTATAGGCCCTTTTGCAGGAGGCTAACGTCTTATGGACTCCACCCCCAAAACTCCAGCCACCCTTTACCTTCCTAATAGGCATCAGTTGACCAGTTTGGGAATCTCTTCAGGCTCAGAAGAGCCTGTCAAAGCCTCCAGTTCCCTTCTCAGCTCATCCGTAGAGGCAGCCTCAACATGGGATACCAGTTGCTCTACCTTATCCACAGGCTTCAACCCAGCCCTGTCCAGGAAGTCTTTAATTGCCCCCAGCTTTACCGCATCAGAACTGGACTCTTCCATCAGGGTATGTAACCTAGCCAACACACCGGGAACAGCATCTGCCATCATTTCCCTAGTCTTCTCAGCTATTTCATGGGTGAATTGCTTCTTGAGGGAATATCCTTTCTGCTTGGAGGCTTTCTCAGAGTATCCTGCCATTTCTGCTGACTTAGAGGCGTTTCCTGTCAGGCAATAGGCTTCTATGAAGGCTTCCTGTTTGTCTGTTCTCATAATATACCTGTATAAGAGTTTGATTATTTTATTAGGTTTCTTCCTCCGCTGTATGCAGAGAACATAATAATAATTAAAAAAATAAAAGGGGGTCGGGTGGGGTCTTCTGAGGCAACCTCTTTGTCCTGTCGGCCCTCTGGAGGCATCCTCTTTGGGGCAACCTCTGAGGCCTCCCCTTGGTGACGCTGTGAGGCTTCCTCTAGAGCGCGGGAGGCTTCCTCTAGGCTTCCTCCCTGAACCTAAACTGGTTCTAGTTTGAACTGGTTTGGTTTGGTTGCTGTGTGTGTGCGCGGAGCAAACATCACTGAGGCAACCTAAAGATATCGAGGCAACCTTGAGACACCGAGGCTACCTCTCTATACCCGTCTACTACTCCCTAGGGTGAACAGTAAGGGTCGAGCTAACCTTGCTGTTTTTAGGGCGCGATTCGATAACACGGGAAAAGGTCAAAAAGCCTTTAGAATCAGCGGTTTGGCCTGGATTTGGCTGGCTCGAATAATCCGAGCTTGACGCCTTGAATCGGTCTGAATTAGAATAACGCCACGTCAATCAATAGAGGAAACCTAAATGAGAACTTCACTTACTAAAATGACACAGACCGAGGTGATCCTGTCTGATCTGCTAGAAACGCTGTGCAGTCGTGCTGGCAGCATTAACCCTGAGGACTTACGCTCAAAGATGGCACTAGCCTTATTTAATGTCCGTTCTGTTGCCTGCGATTTGGAAGATTTCGAGACAGACAGCACTTTTGACAGGCTTTACCCAGCGCAGAAATTAGTCTGATTGATAGGTTTAAGGGTCAGGCTTCTGGCCCTTATGCGTATCAACTAAACAGAGGAAACCTAAATGCTAATCAGAGAACGTAAAAGGCGTAACCTTAAAAAGGATATTATTGACGTGTTTCTTGTCATGAATGTTTCAGCAATGTTGTGGTTCTGCCTGTGCAAAGGTTGGGGGCTGATATGAGCGCCCATTTAACGGCCGTTAGTAACAATAAGAAAACCGGCCGTATGCCCGTGTCAACCTCTACAGCTGAATGGTGCCCGGACTCGTGCCCGTTAAAAGCGGCCGGGTGCTACGCTAAACATTCACACCTAGGTATGCACTGGAAAAAAGTTACCCAGGGTGAGCGCGGCACTGACTGGGGCGGCTTTATCAGTAAAATTAGCAGTCTACCTAATGGCGGTATTTGGCGGCACAACCAGGCCGGAGATTTGCCAGTACTTTGGAATACTCGAATTGATACCGTTAAAATGCGGCAATTGATAAAAGCTAATCAAGATAAGGGCGGCTTTACCTATACTCACCACAGCCCTATCGATAACGCTGATATTATCGCTGAGTCTAATAAGGGCGGCTTTACTGTCAACCTATCTGCTAATAATCCAGCACAGGCCGACCAATACGCCGCAATGGAAATAGCTCCAGTAGTAACCTTAGTGCCCCAGGATACCGCCAAAGTGTCCTACACGGGCGGCGGCCGGAAAATTGTACTGTGTCCGGCCCTATCGTCCGATAAAGTAACGTGCAAGTCCTGTAAACTGTGCCAAAAAATAAACCGTCCGATAATCGGATTCACGCCGCATGGTAGCGGCAAAAAAGCCGCAAACCTAGTAGCGGCCGGAGAATAAGACAATGAAATCTGAAAAACTGTTAGATGAATTAGCCGTAGACTTAAAACCGTTAGTCGATAGGATAGAAAAATCCAAAGTAAAGCCTACACAAAACAATTACGGGCGATACCTCGCGCTCATATCAACGTACGCAAAAAATAAGGACGTGGCCGTTATTGTGGGTGAGGGGCTGCGGCGGGCTGGCGGTAATGCGGCCGGAATAGCCGCCGCGCTTAGAATATACGGCTGTGATAAGATATCCTGGGTCAACGTGACCGAATAAGTAAACCCTAAATTCAACCCGATCCCACAGGACGCCTCGAATTGGGGCGTTTTGTCGGGGTTAAAATGTCACTCTGGAGGTGACCTATGACAATGCTGACTGATGAACAAATCGAAGAGGTTTATATAGAGCTGCGCGGTACGGAGACGGCTGCCGATATCGCTAAAATGTTTCATGTTTCCAAGGAGTTTATCCGTGCTGCGAACAATGGAGAGGTACGGAGACAGCCGGGAATGTCGTACCCCATACGGCACCGGCCCAAGGCAAAGAGGTCAGATATAGAATGGCCTTTAGCTGATGAGCAGGAAATTTCTTTTTACCACAACCATAGGTGAGGCAACCAAAATGGAACACCCACTAGAAAGAGAGCTAAGATCACTAAGTGATGCCGATAAAGACGAAATACTGTACTCAATATTATCAATCGCAGAAGATATATTTGCAGAGTGTACAAAAGACCCTGACGAGTTCTGCGTTCAACATGTCGAAGATGACGTTATAATATTTGGTGGCCTAAATAGGCTTATACTTAGTCGCCGTGGCTGGAGCATATCCGAAAGACACTGCACCGACAAGTTCATAGAAAGATTCAGAAACCTTGGAGACAATCCATGAAAAAAGTAACCAAGCACAGCAGAGCGAAAAAGAACGGAACTATTCTCCGTTGCCCTAAGTGCGGGTCTACGGAAGGGAATAGGGTGTACCACTTTTCGTGGTGCGCTATCACCTGTCAGAGCTGTCGAAAGATGGTCAACAAAAACGAATGGGAAGAACTTGGGTCAACTGGAGGCAACCCATGAAAAAGCGAGGCCAGACGATCAAGCTCAAACACAACGCGACAGGGCACCGCATCGAGGCCAAGGTTGTCCTAGCTGATAGCAAGCAGGGATACCTAGCCGAACTGCTAAACAATCCATGCTGTGGATTCCTGGACGCTTGGCACTGGTACAATCTCCAAGAGTGGAGCGAAGTCTAAGCATAGTTGTCTGGATATTTAGATTTCCTCCGATATTGGGAGCGGCTCTTCATGGGGCCGCTCTTTTTTTTCCCCCAAGAGTCACGCTGCACCAGATTCCTCTGGCGTCGAACGCGCCTCTGGTTCTTTTCTAGGTCGGAGGACAAAAGAAGATACCCTCCTCTCGGATTCCTAGCTTCTGTAAGCATACCTCTAGGATAATCTCTGGGTTCCCCCCGTGTAGATGTCGCCGCCTCTTGAACTCTCTCTCTACCCATTCCTTGCTTAAAGGGCCATTACATTGGAGGAATTCGGTGTAAAGCCACTCTTCAGCGTTCCAAGTGTCAAACTTCTTCTTAGCCATGCCTAATTTTATTCCATAGTTGTCTCTTCTGAGCCGTTAGTGACCCAGATCGACAGGCTATAATTGGTACTGTCAGATCACATCTCTCCACCACTTAACAAAGGCTGGCCCAGACCTCACCAAAACGTCACATTAACGAGAGTTTTCCCCGGCTCAAAGGGCGTCTAACAGTCTCTACTTTCTATCCGATGGAGCCACAGAGGAGGCTCTTAATTTGAATGTCGGACACATTTCCCTTACATAATAACAATTGGGTGGTAACCTCTTCCCTATTATGTTCTTCTTAATAATCAATTACTTAGGAGTTATTTATAATTAGTGTATGGATAAAAGAATAGATAAAAGAATAAAAAGATCACTGGAAGTCTTGCGTAATCTTCCAAAGTACCTTGAGGCATCTAGAGCTAGGTCGCATGACCATAGTATACCTCTTGATTCGGCTAGAAACCGCTGTTTGAAACAAATAGAGGTGATACAAGGGACGAATTCTCCCCACAAGGAGGAAGCCTTAAAGGAAGCCTGGAAAATCTACCTTGACCTGCAAGGATTCAAGGCTCCCTCTGGAGAGAGGCAAGACTACAACCCTAGGAGAGAGATCTCTTTGGATGCCCTCCCTGAGAACAGCCTCTGGGTCGATGGCACCGTGGATGACACCAGCGCAGAAGTTCACTCGGGAGGCTTGGGCTACAAGCATGTCAACTGGGACAGTGCCTATCTGGTTGGTCTGACCAAGGGGAATTCAGTGGAAGGCTACTGGAGA